GCCTTCCTAATCAAGCAAGGTTATGTACAATATCATAAACCCGGATTGTCAGATTATCCGCCATGCATGTTTAAGAGGTTATGATGTGGGATTGGAGACTTGGACAGAAGATTGTCTGTATCAACGATACATTCGTTGGTATTTCAGAAAAAATTCTTCCGGTTAAAGGAAGAGTGTATACGATTCGTGGAATTTATGATGATGATATCGGTAGTATCGCTTTCCTCTTGCATGAAATCGTCAACGAGAAACGAGATAACTTCATTGGTTATGAGGGCCAGTTGTTAGAACCGGGTTTCTTTGCTACTCGTTTCAGACCTGTCACCACAAAAAAGACGAGCATCGATGTTTTCACAGCGATGCTCAAGCCTACGGATGAAATGGTTTAAAGTTTATTGGGGTATCGCCAAGTTGGTTTAAGGCAAGGGATTTTGATTCCCTCATGCACAGGTTCGAATCCTGTTACCCCTACCAAACGCTATGTCGTAAACATTCGACATGATCGCATAAGAATCTATTAATTCGGTTGACTTCTTGGTTGTGAAATTATAAGCATCACAACCTAGTTCGTATGTCTTGAATGGTCCCTGATATTCTTGTGTGTTAGGATCGAGAAAGTACCAACCGTTTGTAGAGAGAAAGACAACATGTTCCATTTGTCGTATCCTCAATTGCGGGGATTCTATCTTAATGGATGGAACTTGGTTGTAAACACAAAGATCAAGTTGACTTCCACAAGATTTCTGTATGTCGGATATTTTATGTTTGTGGATTTCTCGGATTTTCACTTGACACAAAAAAAGAGGGCCGAAGCCCTCTTTTAATTTGTCTGTTGTCAGAAACCTTACAGGAGGTTTGTGATCAACGAACGGCGGTAATACACGTTGGAATCCTTCACCAGCGCGCCGAGACCTTGTGTCAGACCCTGAGCGAATGGGTTGGCGACCATTCCGTAACGAGTCTTGAACGCGATCTTTGGCTGGAAGCTGTCTTGGTCAACAGCGCGGACCATCTGGAGCGGAACGTATGGACAATAGAAGAGTCCAGCGTCGAAGGCATTGGAGCCCTTATAACCCAGCACCGCAAACTCACCACCAATCGCATAAGGATCGATGTAAACCTTGATCTGGCCGTTGAGAACGCCAACGAAGGTGTTGCCGGTATCATCAACCTGAAGGTTGTTTGAGTTAAGAGCAGGGGTGTACGACAGGACGCCAGCCATGCGGAGAGCAGAGGCCACGTTTGAAGTACAAATCATGATATTGCCCTTGCCTCTACGGGTCTCTTTCGCGATCTGGTTACATTCAGTTTCCAGATGGAACATAAGGCCCTTGAACTTTTCAACTGACCAGCGGCCATTTGAATCGGTGTCGAGGTCGTAAATTCCGGCAGTCGTGGTTGACTGTGAACCCGGAACGGCTGTCACGTAAATCGTGCGGACCACCTCACGGTTGATTTCCGCCAGAGTCTCAGTCGTCAGAATTCGTGACAACTCAGCCTCAACGTCCAGACCGTGAATGGCTTTCAGGTCTTGCGCGATTTCCATGGTGTACTCTGACTTCAGCGCACGGCTCTTGGCAGTGACCGAAACCTTCTCAATGGAGAAAGCCATCTCAGAGAACATGACGTTGCCGGTCGTTCCCAGAGCTTCCGCCTGAGCAGTAGCCATCGCACCAGCGTAGTTATAGACGCCTTGCGAAGCGAGGTTTGAAGTAACTGATGTGTTACCCGGCAGAGTACCAACATGCTTGTCGCCAAGTGTGTTAGCACCACCCACAACAGAAGAGAACGCGGTGTTCACTTCGTTGTAGAAAGTCTCATCGCCTGACTGATTAGCATAGCGTGAACGAATCGCGAAGATCAGTCCGGTAGGACCAGTCATCGGTTGAACGCCGCAGATATCATAGGCAATCAGGTTTGGCATCGCGCGCCGAACCAGTGAAATCAACACCGGGTCGAAGTTAGCAATTCCAGAACCAGTATGGTTGGCAGGAACATTACCCTCTGAGAGCATGAACTGTGTCATACCCACATTGTCGGCGTCCTTCATAGCCGCTTCTGTGTTCTCCAGAACTTGGGCGATTGACGAACGACGATAAGGGTCCGTAATCTTCGGGAGATTCTCATGATCGATGGTTTTTGACCATTTCTTGATTAAGTCTTCGTATAACATCTTTTCTTATTTGCTCCCTTGATTGGGTTGTTCTTGTTTATTTAGATTTCTTGTGTTTTTATCTTAAAGTGCGAGTAATCGCGTCAACATAGGCTTGCTGTTGTGGATCAACCTCTTCTTCGATGACGTTTCCGTCGCCGTCGACAGTAGTGATAACAACAGTCTCTTCCGCGAGAATACCAGAATTGATTTCTTTCTTCTCTGAAGTCTTGAAGTTGGCTTCCTTGATGATCTTCATCTTATTGACAAGAGCATCGACGTCGCCATCAAATTCAACTGTCTCAACAAGAGTACGAAGTCTCTCAGCATCGGCAACAGTCAGACCTTCCGAAACTTGGGCGAAAGCCTTGTCAGCCTGATAAGAAGAAATCAGTTTCTTGTCTTCAATCGAGTCATTGATTTGGTCGTTAAGTTGTTCCTCAAGTTCTGCAACTCTCTCTGACAACTCGGCAACTACATCGAGACGATCCTCTGGAATGTCCACATAATGCTCGCGCATTAAATCAGCCATACGATCTTGGAATTCACGAACAAGCTCAATCTCAACAGAATTTTCGATTGCAACTTCGTTTTCTGAAATCCACTCTTCAACCGCATAATTGATGTAGGCATCCACCTTCTCAACAAGATCGTTGCGAATGGCTTCAATGTCTTCCATCAACTTGGCTTCATACTGTTCCTCTAGCTTGGTAACTTCCAACACCAAACGAGCATTGACCGCAGACTCAAACAGTGTAGTAGCCTTATCAACCAACTCTTCCGAAAGCTCTTGGCCGTCGAAAATAGCCTTGACGTCTTCCTTCACGGCAGGAACGAATGGGAACGGCCCCATATCATTTGCACCTGTTCCAGAAGGCTTGGCCGCGACAGAAGCACGATTCTTATCGGCAGCGCCAGCATCGATTGTATCGGCAGATTTTTGTGACTGAGCAATGGAATCGTAATACCATTTCGTTAATTCATCATTTGTCTTTCCAGACAAAGCCGCAACTGTCATTGACAGAAGATCGGACTTTGAGAAAGTCGGATGAGCGGCAATTGAGTCCGCCGCCGCAGTTTCATCCAGATTGTCTTCTAAATCCAGATTCTCTAATTCAATATCGTTGGGTTTGGTCATTCGGGATTTCTCCTTTGATTCTATGTTTATTTAGAGATTTGATTACTTGAAGTTATTTTCCGGCAAAAATTCTCATCAGCTTATGCCAAGCAAGGATTTTTTCTCGTTCGTTGAGTTTACTTTTCGGCATTTCCTTGAGGTCATGTCGAAGGTTCTCAACCATTTCCATTTGCCACTCGCCGGTCGCGGCATTGAGAATCCATTCGGTATTCTCCATGATTCCTTGCACGACAGCATCAGGAGCCGAGGGATCATGAACTACGTCGATCATAACCATCAGGCGATAATCGTCTTGAACGATCTTGGCACCCATCTTGGCATCTTCTTTCAAAGAGCCGAGTCCGCGAGAAGAAACACCCGGAACATAACCGTCCTTGATGAGACCGCGAAGAATGATTCCATTTGGTGTAGTTGTCAGAACCTTGGCTTTTCCATGCCAGTTATCACCTTCACGATGAATCTCTGTAACCATGTGAGAGGCTTTATCGAGATTCAATGTCGGTGTATTTGGATGAGATAATTCGCCCAGAGCCTTACGGGTCTTGATGTATTTCTCGTTATAGGCATTCACTTCGCGTTCCAGAACCGGAGGCGGATAAATGCGACCATTGCGATTCTTGACGCCAGCCTGAAGGAAAATGCCCTGAATATACAGGTTCTTTTCGCTTTCGCCTTCCTCCAAGAATTGGACGTCGTGAATGTCTTCTTTAATCAGTTTCAATGTTAACCTCCTAACGACGCGGCTGGAGCAGCCAAAATACTTGCATTGCTTTGCAGAGTATCAGTCTGATTCTTTGTCGTGATTACAACGGTATTCGCAATCATTGTGAATGTTCCGATTGTGTTGTTTCCAGAATCCTTTCTGGTAACGAGAACATTTCCAGCCGTGTTGTTCACCAAGCGGATTGATCTGTATCCGTTGTATGCTTGCGGTGTCGTATTACAGGCGGTTTCTGTTCCGAGGACTTTGATATTTTCCATTATCGGCTCTTGATTCCAGATTTACGGGCATGATGTGCAGCCATCTTCAAATGTTGTGTCGCAATCTTCTTGTAAGCATCAGCCAAATTGTAGTGCATCGCTGATCTTTCCGGGTCTTCCTTCATTCCAAGATCGGCATTCGCTTCATAATGTTTTGCATTTTGATTGGCTTCGACAGCACTTCGATTGTGTTGAAGGAATTGATCTTGATGATAATGGTAATTGGATTCGTATTCCTCGTTGATATCTTCTTCAATTTTTGCTTGTTTCTTAGGATCAACATCCTTGCCATAAAATGCCGTGTATGGTTTTGAATTTGATTTATAAAAGTCATGACCAGCCCAGCTTTGAACTCGGACTTTACGACCATGTTTGTTGTAAAGTTGTTTTGCATGGTCGACGGCCTTGGCACGGCTAATTTTTGTCATAATATGTCTGTTATTCATTCCTACTTCATCATAAGAACCATCTTTGTTCTGGAGGGTGAGAATATGTTTTTCATCGCCTTCATCAAGATTTTCATTTGCACGATGTTTAGCAACCATACGAGCAACTTGTTTGTCGGAACCACCATCATAATAATTTACATGTGGTTTTTGCTTTTTCTTCTTGATCTGAGCGCCACTGTTGTCTTCATCCTTGAAGACCTTATCTTGCTGGTCGGTCTGGATCGGAGCCTTTACATCTTCCTTACGAAGTTGTGATGTGTTGCCCTTGCCTTGTCCAGCTAGTTTTCCGACTAAACGAGCAGCAATCAATGCAGCCTTGTCATGCTGATGGAATTTTCGCAGAACCTTTGGATCACCAATATTTTGAGTATCAACGATGACTCTTGCTTTTCTGGTATGATCGGCAGAGGCTTGTTTCAATTGCTTTTCAGTGTGAGATTCATAAGTCGTGGTCGGCGCATATTGTTTGCCCATGACAGATTTCATTGTGCCGGGAACGGTAGCTCTACCAGCATCATATTTTCCAAGGTCTTCACCCGGCTCATAACCATGTTTGTCAGGTTTGCGAGAAGTTGTCTTGATGTTGGTAGCATTGAACAACTTGTCGTCTTTGGTAGGCTCTGAGAGATTTTTGATTACTTGAACCTTATGCATGTTGTAGAATTGTTTCTCGTCTTTTGAACGAGGGGCATAGGTTTCCAGAATGTTTCTGAGCGTTCTCGCCATTATTTTTTCTTTCTTTTTTTCGTTGGTCTTTTGGTGGAACCTAATCCCATCAATTTATTTAAGGCTTTTCCCAATACACCGAAATTTTTTTCATTCCATTTCGAAATGGCTGTGCCATGATTATTCTTGGTATAACGAGCGGTAGCTCTAATCGGGGCTGTTGATACACGACCAACAGCCTTCGCCACTTTCAAAGTCTTCTTTAGTTTCGGTCCTTCCGTAAGGAATTGCGAAAATGTCAGCATTAATCTTCTTTTTGGGTAGGTTTAGGCTTTTTGCCATAATCCTTTTTTATTCTTTTGAAATCTTTGTCTGTGAGATGTGTTGATTGACCACGATAATCTTCACGATCTTCCTTGCGGAGTTGTGAAGTGTGACCCTTGCCAGAATCATCCAATTTGCCCATCAACTTATAGGCAGCACTGGCGGCGTCACGATGACGTCTATAATTTCTCAGATCGGACTTCTTACCAGCACCACCACTGATGTTGTCATCTCTGACATTCTTCGCATAACCTCTTTCGCGACTGCGATGATAAGCAGCGGCTTGTGATAATTGATGTCTGGAATGTCCTTCATCAATTTCATCGTCTTCTTCAATGTATGACTCGTTTGAAGCAAACACACGGTTTTTCATGTCATCGGCAATTTCACCAATGCGAGTGGCGATACGATCACCAAGAGCAGCGGTAAATGCGTCTTTGACACCAACTGGATTTTCAAAGACAGCAGAATTTACAATCTCTTCCGCAGAAGAAATTTCCTCGTCCTCAATATCTTCGATTTCATCATCGTCGTATTCCTCATCTTCATTGACGCCAGCGGCCTTCATGAATTTGGAACGATCAAAACGAGGATTCTGTTTTGCATAGATGTCAGCATGAATGGAAGCATGTTCTTTGCGTTTCTCAGGGTCTTCGATAGCTTTGATTGTTTCAGCCGCAGCACGAAAATGCTTTCTGGTAGCTTCGTCAAGAATTTCTTCGGACATATTTATTTCCTCTTCATTGGTATGACCATTTAAGGTTGAATGCTTGTAATATTTTTCAAAAGCACTTTTAACTTCGTTACCATGCTTATCGCCAATGTGACGAATCGCATGATTATATGCCAACGATCTTGCATGTGATGTTTTGTTGCCACCAAGTTTGGTGTTATAAACATGCATAAATTCTCGTTTGTGCTGATCATGAATTTTATATGGCATTAAACCATATGCTTTTTCTGGCTTGTCGTCGCCAAAACCATGATTGTAATTTGCTTCTTTCATGTTGTCTAATTTGTTGATTGCCATAGAAATACCCTTATGTCTTTTTTGTTCTGCCTTAGCGTAGTATTTCTTTTCTTCTGGTCTTGTTGTTTGTCGTTTGGCAAAATTAGCCATTCCATGATCAGACACGGCTCTTTTGACGTATTTTGACAATTTCTCTTTGGAAATTTCGTTGATTTCTTTTGTCATTGGTTATTTATCTCCCGAGTTACTTGGCGGCGGAATTGGTGCCGAGATAGCTGTTCCACCCATTGCAGTTCCGGCACCTTCCATACCAGCATCCATCACTTGTTGATATTGTGGATTCTCAGCCTCACCAGCAATCAACTCATCTTGTTCTTCGATGTCTTCCTTGGTCTGGTTGAGAATGTTGATTCTGGCCCATTCGTTTGAATAGTAACGACCGACATAAGGAGCGATTGCATTCATCGTATCCATTCTGGCCTTCATGATTTCTTGATTCTTCAATTCAGCATAGAATGTATCGCGAGAGAATTTGAATTTGATCTTGTGCTTAATTTCTCGCCAATCATCCATTGTCATGATACCCTTGAGAACAAGCTGTTTTTCAAGAATGTCATAGAACAGAGAGGCAAATCGAGAACGAATACGATCCACGAAACGAGAGAAGTTGACCTCTTCTCTGGAAATTTCAGTGGCGATACCGAATGAATTCATGGCGTCTGGATTCAAACGACCAAGAGGAACATTGAGCGCGGCATAGAGTTTCTTCTGGAAATATTCGATGTCGCCCATCTCACCAAGCTTTTCACCAGCCGGGAGGTTTTCGACTTGAGTGCCTTCCTTACCATTCCGACGCGGAAACCAGAAGTCCTCTGTCATGGTGATGTACTTACGATCATCGCGAATGTTGCCGGAAGATGGATCGTAAATCAGTTTGTTCTTGAAACGAACCATGACGTCACGAAGATATTGTTCGGCTTTGGCTTTGGGAAGATCACCAACATCGATATAAAAAACTCGCCGTTCCGGCGCTCTGACCAATCGATAAATGACCGCAGCGTCTTCCATGGCGCTCAGGTTGTTCAAAGGTTTGATAGCAATATGCAGATAAGACAGGATCAACTTGCCGTTTTCATCCATCAATCCTGAGTTAGAATTGACAATGGCGTCCTTTGAAATCTTTACACCACGAAGTTCTGATGTGCCGTTAAGAAGATCACCCTTGATTGCCGCAGCCGAAAACCCTCTTTCATTGAAGATGTAATACTCGTCTTTGATACGAGTCAGAATCACTTGCGGATTTTTCGGGTCTTTGATTCGTTCAATCTCTCTGATCTTTCTGATCTTGCGAGGATCGATGTAACGAAGTTCGAGAATGCCTTCACCAAAAATTTTGCCTGTGATGGCATGATAATTTAAACGACCATCGACATACCAAGTTCTACAAATTTCATAACCGTTGGTGTTGAATTCCAGAAGGTTCAGAATGTATTTGAATTCGTCTTCGATGACTTTCATAAGTTTTGGCGGCAAGTCATTCGAATCTTGGAAGTTAATGACAACGGCGTCTTGTTCGTCGTCGTTCACAACCATTTCGTTGATGATATGTTTGATAGCCTGATCGATGTCGGCATTCATGGACATTTGCCGATATCTGGTAACAAGATCGGCTTCATTCTGGACGGTGCCGTCAATGTCGAGATAAGCATTCGTGAAGCTTCCACTAGCAATGTCAGCGCCAGTAGAATTCGGAGTCGCCAGAATAGTTAGAGCGCCATCCGCTTTTGCAGGAGGGACGAATGATGGGGAATTTGTTTCTTGGTCTTCTTCTTTGGATCGCTGTAATTCGATACCAAATAGTTTTTCAACTAAATTCAAAACGACATTCCTTAACTGATTATGAGGTATTTATAGTAGGCAAAAAGAAAGGCCCGAAATCGGACCTTTCTCCCTCCCATCCCCTCTTTAAGGATTAGCCTTGTCCGTCTGAAGGACTCAGGCCAGTAAAGTCATCAGCCGAAGTGATAATCGAGTCATCTGGCAACCACCAATCATAAGCAAATGTCACATCGAACTGCTCAATGGTGTTTGTCTGATCCCAGTCCAGAGGAATCGCATCGACGTTTGTTGGAAAAATGCCTTCGAACTTGTAACCACGAATTGGATCACCAACCTTGTTATATTGGATAACATGAGCGGTTGTCTTGTAGTTCTGCGGATACATCGTTCGATCCATTGTGTTCGAAACGAAGTAATTGATCTTGTTTGACCAAGATTCCATCAATGTTCTGACTGAAAAATCGTCGTCATTCAGAATGGTGACATTCCAATCAGGAAATTCACGGTCGCCATTCACCTTGATCTTACGACCAAAGTAAGGAACCGGAACTGAATCCAGTGGCGCTGGTGGAATTTGAGTAGCGCGGCAAGTAAATTGAATCTTCTGAGTAGCACCAGAAGTGAAAGGCGGGAAGATAAAGACCTCGAATTGCGTCGGACGAGCACCGCCGAACTGAAGTCCATTAGCCTTAAAATTATTGATGTTGAAAGGCACGAGGTTTTATTCCTTCTTATTGGTTTGTTGATTTATTTAGCTTTGAACCGTTGGTGATGTTTCATGAACGGGAATTTGTTTTGTCCCGGCAATCCATGATTGTCTTTTGGTTTGGGTTCTGAATTTTGCATCTTCTTCATACTGAAATTTGGTCGGATGCCTTGTTTGATCACTCTGGAATGAATGAAGTGGTTGCCATGTTCGTCTTCAGAGTGATGAGTTACCTTGAAACGGGTTCCTCGTTGCAGGACGAATTCATTTTCGTGAGAATGGCTATGTTCCGAATCGTCACCATGCACATCAAACCAATGTCCGCGAGAGCCTTTCGGAACATGAATGATGTGAATATGAGACTTGTGTAAATCTCCCTGTTTGGTGGATACTTTATGTGTTTTTGAAAATGATTTAGCGACAGTTGGGCTGAATGATGTGCTTGTATATCCATGATCAGTGAATTCGTGTCCGACAGGATATCTTGTTTTGTCGCCGGGTGTCCCACCACGGAAAACTGTTAGGTGTTCTTGTGTTCTGTGGTTTGTTACATTATCCAAATTATGAATATGATGTTCGATGTAATGTTCGTCATTATCATCGTCATGATCATGATCGTCTCGACGTCGGGATGGATTGGTATTGAGATTTTTAGCAGTGTGCAATTCTTTATGTGGATCAGATTCAGAACCAACAAATTTCAGTTTGGATTGTAAAGTAGCCTTCTTCTTGAAATGTTCTGCTCGCTCTTTCTTGAATTTGTTTGGTGCTGTTCTGAGATGTTTATTGATATCACTATAACCACTGCCTTTATAATGTCTCAGAGAATCTTTTTCATCAGAGTCTAAATTATCATGATGATCTTCGAAAGCTTCACGAGACTCTTCCGGTTCATATCCCTTTTTTCTGAGTGGATGAGTATGTACTTCAAGTCCATGTTCAGCTTCAATATGATCGGGATTGCCGAAATTACCTTTGGCATTGGTTGGAATTTTTACCTTCTCATCAAGACTTTCATTGACATTGCCATGGTGTTCAACATCATTCGGCCCCCATGTAAATTTGCCTTGACGTGATTTGTCGCTTCCGTGATGCTCTACATCACCTTTCTTCCAAGTGAATTTGTCTGAGCGATCTTTCTTTTTGTCGTCGTGGTGCTCGACGTCATTCCGACTCCACGAAAATTTATTGACAAAATTCTTGAATGTTCTCATTCTTTGGACCCCGGAAATTTGCGAGCATGTTGACTAACGATTCTGGAATGGATGTAATGGTTTTGTCTATCCTCAGAGTGATGGGTTACTTTGAATTTCGTTCCTCTTTGCAAAAGCAATTCATGCTCATCAGATAAAGGTCCGCCGTGAACATCAAGGTAATGTCCCTTAACTCCCGGATGAACATGAATCACATGGATAATTGGTTTATGTTTGTTGCTTTTTGTTTCTGAAAACCCTTCAGCAATACCTTTATGGAAAGAGGTTCCGGCATAACCATGATCGGTAAATTTATGACCGGCAGGAAAGCGTTTTTCATCTCCGGGGATACCAGAACGATAGACAGTATGATGATGCTCGATTTTATGAGAAGTAACCTTCATCATATGTTTATCGTGTTCTGCATGTCCTTTGATTTCAGCTTTGTTATATTCTCTATCAAAATCCGAATGCAAACCTTTTTTGGTTTCAACTCTGGTTTTACCATGTCGCAAATAATGATTGAAATTTGCAGAACTACCTTTGTATTTTCTGATATGCGCTTTTTCGATACTATCCAAAGAGTCGTTGTGTTTTGAAAATGAATTGTGTTCTGGCGATCCTGTTTGAGGTCTATTACCCCAATCGGGAATTGGACGTTCTAATTGTTGTGGATTGTCGTGAGTATATTCGACGAGAGATTCGTTGACCTTGTGATGTTCTACATCATCTTTGGTCCAAGTGAATTTGTCTTTCCGGGTGAATTTTTTGAAGGTCCGCATCGATTATTTAACGAAGTGAAAGGGGACTCTTTCGAATCCCCTCTCTATGTTAGATGCTGGTTGAGAATTGACCAACAACTTCACTGAAAGCAACGCCATTAGGAACGGCGACAAAATTGAGTTTGATGAAGTTGATCGAGTAGTTTGGTCTAATGTAAATGTCACCAACGAACTGATTGCTGTTGATCACTTGAGCAGTATTGTTTGATTCGTCACAAACCACAAGGAAGTCAGTGATACCGCGTCTTCCCTTGATGTCTCTCAGATATGGGTTGACCATATTCTTGAAAGCCGAACGAGTGAATGTATCGTTGAACTCAAACAAGCTGTACTGAGCAGCGATAGCAATCGCCCTTTCCATCGTGATAAACAACCGACGAACATTGATACGGTCAAAGGCCGAAGGCTTGGCAAGCATGGTCTTATCGCCATACAGAACCGTTCCTTGGTTATTGAAAGTAACAACCGGGTTGATGCCATTCGGATAAAGCTGATCGCGTTCCGCCTGACGTGGGCTGTAAGCCAGTTTTGTGATATTCTTGATGAAACCACGATTGAAACCGGCTGGCGACCACCAAGCATCGTTTGTCTTGTCGGTCTGAGCACAAAGTCCAGCCATATCGCCATTCAACGGAACGAACCGGTAAATGTCGTTATAACGATCATACATTTGCTTATAACCAGAATCCAAGAAGCCGTATGAGGTTGATCTCGAATTGTTGCGGAAATCGATAATCGCTTTCATTTCCTGTGTTGGGTTATTCACCACGTCAGCAAATGAAGGAGAAACGAAAGCAACACAATCCTTACGAGTCCCGACGATGTTGTCCAGAATGTAGTTTGGAGTTTGTGTTCCGTCGATGCCACCGATACCCTTGCCACACATGACAAGATCGACCATCACGTCTTCCTTGGAAGCGAACAAATCGTATCCCTTGGCGATCACGGCAGGAGCAACATTGGCTTCCGAAGCACCATCATTTCCGCCATTGAACTTGAGAGACAGCGGAGCGGTTGCAGTGCTGTTGGACAAGTCCAGTGCAGTGTTGGAAACCGCATTGGCATAATCGTTTGTTACCCAAATATACTGCGATTGCTTGTTGATGATGTCTTTGTAGAAGTTTCCTTGTCCGTCATAAGTCTGACCGTCAGTAGCGCGAGAAACGCCCTTATAGGATTCCAGAATTGTTCCGGGGACGCCAGAAAACTTTCCGCCATCATCCACAACGATGATATGCATTTCGTCTTGAGCCGCATTGTTGCCAAAACCAGCCTGATAGGTTGACTGACCCGGAGCAATACCAACCGCTGAGAAAAATTCCCAATAACGAGTAACATTCGTCGCGGTGTTGATTGGTGAATGCAATTGCAGAAATTCTTGAGTGTTGATCGTAAAGCTGGCGGTTCCGTTCGAAGTGTTACCAGTAGCCGAAATAGCTCCGATTGAAGAAATCTTCAGATATTGGATGCCGATACCATCGACTCCAGTGTTGCCAACTTCCAGAATATCGGTCTGAGCAAACTGTGAAGCCAAAGTTGTCGCCGCACTATTTGCATTTGTCGAAGAATCTGCTGACAAAGTAATCGTGGCGACATTCGATCCGACATTCATCGTCAGAACAGCGCCGCTGCCATAACCAGTAAGATCGACTGTTGATTTGTAGCTGTTGGCATTATAACAAGCCGAGACGCGAAGTGAATCACCAACCTTACCCGGCCATCTCGCAATGAAGAGAGCAGAAGATTCGAAGGTGCCTTCCTTAGTCACGAAATCGTTATTGTTGATGACAGTCAGGTTGAGAGCATTTGAAACCGAAGTAACATTCGCAACAGATGAAAGAGCAGCAATTTGCAGATTAGTTGATGTCGTGTTGGCACAACGAACAACATGAGCAACACCGCCATAGCTCATAAAGTTGGCGAGTGTGAACCATGTTTCCGCATTGAAATTGGTTGGAGTCTGGAAAAGATTGACCAGAACATTCTCAGAGTCGACGAGGACTCTTTCATAGATTGGTCCCCAACGAAACACTCCCGCGATAGCACCCATAGATGTCGCGATGTTAGGAATGACCGTAGTGGCGTCATATTCATTGATTTGGATGCCCGGTGAAGTAAGAAATGACACTGAAAACTCCTTTTTGGAGGATGATTATTAGTTATTCTGAACTATTTATTGTTCTACGGCCCTTGACGGGCAAACAACTTTTTTGATAAAAGGCTCAGTCTGGCGGAGAAAATCAATGTCCGAAGAATTGCAGTTTAAATTGCTGCCCGAATGGAACGATCTTCCGAACAAATGTCGGGAAGCCATGGTAGATGCTGGTGGTTGTTTCTGTGGCGATGCTGATTTTGGCTATGAGGTTTACCAAGCCTTGCGAGAGACATTCCCGCCACAACCATTCCCGCTATTTACGGTTTCGAAAATCAAGGCAGAGGAAATGCTGGATCGGGAACAGCGGTTGAGGTCGGAAATCGCTGATCTGAAAAATCAGTTGTATCAAGTTACCTGTGAACAAGAGAAGAAAATCACAAGGCGAGTTAAGCGACGTGTGCTTAAACTGGTTCGCAAATGGTCGGTAGGGGCATTTACCGGTTGGCGAGGGTATACCGGGGAAAGCCGAATAACTTTAGATTTTGCCGAAGATCATTTCGAGGAATGCATGATCGACATGCAAAAAGCAATCAAAAAGGAAATCCGATGAACGTCGACGTCTTGGCACAATTGCTTTCGAAGCGCGAGCAACTTCATTCCGATTTGGTTCCGTATCTGAGAGAATCGCCACTTGAAGGTCGGCAAATGATTCATCATCCTATTTTGATTGATGTGGTCGTTGAACCGGAACGATATGCATTCATCAATGAACAATATCGTCACAAGAAGGCGGCTATCGAACAAGCCTTGGAAGAGCGAAATTACAAATCGTATATCTTCCTCCATGAACGGCCTTATCGATTCGATGCTTTTTGTCGCTGCATTCGATTGAAGGGTTTCGATTACTGGCCTACGTTGAAGTCGGCTTGGATCGATTCCGAAAACATTCATGAAAATCGAGAAGAGTGGTTGAAGTTGTGGCGGTCGCGGCGACCGAACAAAGAAACCGTCATGAGCGAAGCCGAACGAAAATGTTTGACCGACATGCCGGATGAAATCAAGGTCTATCGTGGAATCAATTATGATCGCGACAAGAAAGGATTGTCTTGGACAATTGATCCGAATATCGCCAAAAGGTTTTCTTTGCGATTTGCTAGGCATCGTTCCGATCCGCGAGTGATTGAAGGTGTCGTGAAGAAGAAGCATGTTCATGCTTTCTTTCTGGATCGCAACGAATCTGAAATCGTTTCGAGTAAAGTGAGGATTACTGTCGGATGACGGTGTTTATTGGCGATTTCCACGGAAAATACGGTGCTTATGAAACAATCATGAAGCACAACAAAAACACCATTCAGATTGGTGACATGGGCGTCGGTTTCCGTCGATATGACGGCTGGAATGCTGGAAGCTATTATCCGAATCCGCCATACGATAAAATGGTTGAGGGAGGCCATCGTTTCATTCGTGGCAATCATGATAATCCATCTGTCTGTTCGCGACATACTCAATGGATCGCGGACGGCAGTGTGGAAGGTGAGATGATGTTTGTCGGCGGCGCGTATTCCGTCGACAAAGACTTTCGTGTGGAAGATTTTTCGTGGTGGCCGGATGAAGAGTTGAGTCACAAGGATTTCGAACTTGTGCAAGAAACTTTCAAGAAACACAAACCGCGAATCATGGTGACGCATGATTGTCCCGCTGAAGTTGTTCCTGCTATCCATACCAAAAGCCTTTTCGGAATGTCGCGGACGCAACATTATCTTCAGGAATGTTTCGCGGCTCATCAGCCGGATATCTGGATTTTTGGGCATCATCACAAGTCATTCAGATATAAAATCAACGGCACTCTGTTTATTTGTCTGAATGAATTGGAGACAACAGATATTTGAAGAGATTGTTGTTGCTATCCATTTCGGACGATGGCAAACAACCAATGTGACGTAAGGTTCTGACCTGAGAGGCGATATGAAAACCTCAAAGGGTTGCCAATGTACTGCATGGCCGAGGCTTCCGGCAAGACCGCGTGAAGAAGCTAGTATCGTGGAATGAACCGCTCGATTGCCTTACGTCGCTGCATTTTTTGAAACGAGGGAAATGATGACAATTACATTGAAACGTGCCTTGAGACTCCGTGGCGACTTGGAAAAGGCGCTGGCGTTGCCAATTCAGGCAAAAACCTCGTTTTCGCTGATCACCAATTCGATTGTTGATTATGAGGCAGCCGTTAAGAAGAACACGAATAATCTTCTTGAGAAGATACAACTCTCTGCAATTCTGCAAGAGTTGCGGCAGAAAATCACTCAGGAAAATGCTCGTTCAACTGATGCGATTTTGTGCGAGATTGGACATGTGCAACGTCTGATTGGTTTCTATACTCAATTGGCTTCCATGGAAGGGACGACTACAAAGGCTGTGACTGCCGAAGTCGATTACTACAAGGAACGGCTGGGCAAAGATAAGGAAGATTCCTTATATAGCCGTCCGGCGACAAGCATTACCTTGTCTCTGATTTCACAAGATCAAGTTGAGAATGCCAAACGCGAATTGAAGGCATTGAAAAATCGTCTGATCGAATTGGAAGACAGACGAAACGCTGCGAATGTCTATTCGCATATCGTGCTTGGTGAAGAGTCTGAAACGTTCCTTGAGGAACGTGGATTTCTCTGAGCCCGGTGGGGCGGGGAGTTGAGAAGAGAGACACATTCTGCCCATACAGGCGGATAGATCGCGGGTCTTGAAAACCCTTCAACTCTATCGTGAGGGAAATTTCCTTACTCTGTCGTAAGTATATTTCTCTTTTTATGGAGTTCGTGGTTTGTTGTTTGTCCTTCTTTTCTCGTTTATCGTTAGTTTCTATTTTCACTCCCCAAACCTCAATCAATAAAAAGGTGTGTCGTGACGGATCGCTGGCGAGAAGTTTTGCTTAATGCAGCCGACTTGATTGAAAAAACCGGCTGGACCAAGGAAAATTTCCATGATGGAAATGGTTATTGTGTTGTTGGTGCCATTTCACGACAATCCATGCAAGACGTCAATCTTTACGGCCCTATCAATGCCGTCCTAAGTGACAGACATTTATCGATGGCTGTTGAAAAATTACAATCCGCTTTGGATGATAGTTTCAGAACAAGCAAGCCGCTTTACGATCTTGTTCACTGGAATGACGAAATCTATGACACGAAAGACAATAGCAAGTATATTGTCGATCTGATGCGAACCGTAGCAAGAGGTGAATAATGCTCGCACAATCATTCAAGACAGCCGAAGAACTTGGTCTCACAACAGATCAAGTGGAAGGTCTAATCAAGACTTTGAAGGTTCTGGAAACAGACAAAACACAACATCAGCCACTCAGAGAATTTAGTGGTGTATTTTTTTTCGACACCGAACAATATAGGTTTGATGGTTTGTTCAATATGGCAGTCTGGGCTGGCGATCAACCAGAGTGTGGAACAATCCGATGCATTGGTGGCACTGCCGAAGCATTGATGGGCAAGAAGTTGTTCGATCTTGTTTCGATTGGTCGTAACGAAAATCAAGAAGAACTTTACGACTTGTTTTGCCCGAAAGCACGACACCTTCAAGGTCGGCCTAATTGGTCTGAAATTACCCCGTCGCAAGCTGCAACCGCCTTGCGATCATATCTCACAACGGGGCAAGCCAATTGGGATGCGGCTTTAGCCTAGTGATGATTTCTTGGCGGTGATATTGTCTTCTTCACCGCCGAAATCTTCTCTCTGAATTCCTGAGCGTGTTTCTCTGCTCCCTTGAACACGAAACGAATGTACGCATTCGAGTAGGAATCCTCAGAACGAACCGGCAGGAAGTTTGGTATGTTGATGAAAGTCATGTATAACCTCTCTTTCTGAAAATGTTTTACCGCATTGCAACATTGCTTGTCAAAACAAAATCAGCGGACGTGGCGGAATTGGTCTACGCGACAGACTTAAAATCTGTTGGGAAATCCCTTGCCGGTTCGAGTCCGGCCGTCCGCACCACTTCAAAATCATGCAGTTTCGTGTCATAAAGAAGAACAAACGACTTTGGATCGAAGACGAAACTGGCAAGCTGATCTATACGCCGCCAGATTACATTCGACACTTGATAAAGAGTCGTGAACAATTACAGGAAGTAGCTGACAAGCTATCGGCTGGCGCGGACTACATCACCGAGATTGTCGAATTTCAGACGAGAATGAGACCATGACAGTTATCTACAAATACGGTATTGGACCGAATTATGGTTTTGAAATTCCAATGCCGAGAGGCGCTAAGGTTCTTACTGCTGGAATGCAGCAAGGCAATTATTATATTTGGGCTCTTGTCGATCCGACAAGAGATATGTGCAAGCATGAATTCATGATCTATGGCACCGGATGGGATAACGTCGAAGGCGAGTTTGTCGGAACCGTTTTCGATGGTAGTTTCGTTTGGCATGTCTTCGATCTTGGCGAAAAGGGGATGGTGTGATGTGTGATTGCATCACGAGAGTAGATGAAAGCATGTTGAGCAGGAATGCCAAGATCATGCTGCCATGGTTTGGTCCACAACGTCCATTTATCGAAACAACCAAAGTGGATGAAAAGAAACGTGGCAAACCACCCAAATTATTTGCTACATTCTGTCCATTCTGCGGAGAGAAATATCCCGAAATAGCCCAAGAGGCAACCGATGGATAAAACATATACAACGATACATGTAATTTTAGCTATTTGCGTTTTCGGATTTATCGCGTATATGTGTCTGAGGTTCTAGGGGCGTAGCTTAGTCTGGTTAAAGCGGACGCCATATAAGCGTTAGATCGTGGGTTCAAATCCTACCGCCCCCACCATTTGGAAAATAAGATGACAAAAAACGAAGCAATTGAAAAGATTGGTGGTGACAGAATTCGCGCTGAAGAACTCGTTAACGCCTTATCGGCTCTGGGTTTGTTGGTGTTGGACAACGATTACAAAGCACCATATGAAATAGTCGCAGAAGCAATGGGCGTCAATTCGAGAGCATTAAAACATTGTCTCGATGTCGAAGGATTGCGACTCTTACGACGATAATTTTTTTGGACTCGTAGCTCAGTTGGTTTTAGTAGCGTCGGTCTTTTAAACCGAAGGTCGTGGGTTCGAGCCCCACCGAGTCTACCAATCATGTCGCGCAGAAAATTTCTTTGTTTGGATTGTGGTGTCGATACCGGCAAGATCAAAGAGCATTATTTTGTTCATGATTCTGTCTGGTTGCCAGCGGTCGGGTCCAAGCAAGGAATGCTATGCGTCGAACATCTTGAACAGAGAATCGGCAGGAAGTTGTCTT